ATATGAGCATCTTATTTACTTCTGTGCGCTGCTCTTCTGAAAGTTTCCCAAGTCGGTAACAGTCTCCGAAATAAAGGCATCAAAGTTAGCGCTGTTTTTCATCAAGAAAAGTGCGTTTTCTTCGTTAAACTCTAGTTCTGCATCTGCGTCTTGACCAGTTAAATCTACTGGTGCTAGTTGTTCCAAGTAAGAAAGTTTTAAACCTTTCCAACCGCGTACTGCTTCTTTAACATATAGTTGTAAGAAGATTTCGTCATTTAGTTCTTCAACTGGTTGACGGTTCTTAAACGATGTTTTTGTTGATTTCTTACGAACATTAATCAATGTCTCGCGTGAAAGAAAGCTTACATTAACTGTAAACCCTGGTAAACCAGGATAATCAACATCAATAGTTTTTGAAGGTACTAAAAGTGCTTTAAGTGAAATAGAAGTTGCCATTTGGAATTTATCCGATTTTATTATAAGAGTAAAAAAGAGAGGTGGGGATCAAGCCACCCCTATAAAACTATTGCTTAAGCGTAGTAACGAATAGCAATATCGTTTGTTTGAGTCAAGTCATACACGTTAGCATTAGCTGTTGCGCTTGGAACAAAACCTTGGCCAGTAAAGTTAATAGCTGTAGAAACAACTTGTTGAACGTTAACTGTTGGTACACCAATTGTAACTGCTGGTAGGTCTAATACAACCTTAGTAGCGTTAGCAGAACCACCAATTGCTAGTTGTAGTGAAAACATTGGTTCAATTGTAACTGAAGCTGCTGCTAACATGTCTGCAAGTAGCTGACCAGTGCCACCAACGCCTGTACCTGTTTTCAAGTACGCATCAATTGTACCTGTAATAGAGCGTGTACCAGTATAGTAAGTAATTGGTAAGTTAACTGTACCTAAGTTAGCTGGTGTAATAAAGTTAATATTATTACTAATAGTGATTGAACCGCCTGTTAGTGCTAATGTATACGCTGTACCATTAGCTGCCACAGTAGTACCAGTATTATCAACCAAAGAGTTTACAAGGCTTAAACCAACTGTAGACAATTTGTTAGTAATATAACTAGCCGCTGTATTTTTAGCATTGAAGTTACCTGTTAGAGTACCGCCGCCAAATGCACCACCAACTGCCGTAGAACTTGTTGCGATTTGACGTAATTGAGTAGCTTGACCTGTCCAGGCAGCAGTAGCAATAGCATCTAAACCGAAGTCGATAACAGCTTGATTAAGAGCAGCATTATCAACAGCATAAGCAACTTGGTCAACCAAGAAGATCATACCAAATTTTTGTAGTTGATTCTTGTTAGAACCACCAGAAGTTACTACTGAATAAGCAGTACCGCCTGCAGGGGCCCAACCAGATTTGAATAACTTAATTGTACCATAAGTGATACCAGTAATAGTACCTGCTTTTGGATTACTTAGTTCAGCAGTGATTGTTGTACCGCTAACCGCTGTAACTTTAGCAGCTGCATTTAAGAACTGTAAGTCGCTAGTAGGTGCACCGGTTAAGCCAGTAATAACTACTGTATCACCAACACTTACGCCAACTGCTGTTAAGCCTGTACCTGCGATAGATACTGTACCAGCACCATTTAAGAATGAGTAGCTAACACCTGTTAAAGTGCCGCCTACAGAAACTGTATTAGTTGCGGAAATATCTTGATCTGAGAACAATGCATTCCATAGAACGCTTTCCTCGGCAGTAATCGCTGTTCCGCTATTAAACGGACGGATATAAGTAGAGAATGAGAAGTCAACAGGAGCTAAGCTAGTGTTGAAAGCGCGTTCGCCACGAGTAGGTGCAACACCTGCTTCTGCAATGGTTACTTTGTCACTGTTTGTATTTTGTGAGAACGAGAATCCATCTAAAACCTGTATTTCGAAGGTGTTAGTGGCGGTAAATCCAGTGGACTTAACCTTATAACCGTTAGCAGCTGTATCTAGGTTTGTAGTAAAGAATACCTTACTATTACGGACTAAATTTAATGCCATAATCTTTCCTTTTATGATTTTTTGGTACTATCCTGACACCCTGTGCTAGATATTTATCTGCGTTGGAGTCTTTATATTACCGGGGGTTACATGAGTACATATCGTACTTGTATTGTCATTTCGCCGATTGCGTAAGGGGCTAATAGCCCTTCATCGGTGATAATTGAGTTCACTAGAATTTCAGTGGTTTGGTAATTATTATCAATATCGTACGTTAGTGTTCGATTATCATGAATTACTCTTTCCACATCCTCTAATAAATTTTCAAGTTGTTGCTGCGCATCCTCGTTTTTACAATAAAGCTTTAGGGTAAGATTAAGGTAAGCCCAGGTAAAGTCACCGGGCAGGTATTCGCGCATTTCAGATCCTGCTACAGTATATACAGCAGGGAAGTCATGGACTTCATCCCAAAACTTTAAGTATGGGTAAGCATTGCTAAAGATGTTGGATGTATAGTTTCCTGTTCCATCAATTTCTTTTAACTTTTCTGTGAGAGCTTTGATAATGGATGTTCTACGGCTCATAGTGACACAGACCTCATTCTATTGGCCGCTTTCTCAGCAGCGATTTCTCGGATTGACTTTGCTATCAGCAATTTAGGGTCACGAGAGGTTGGAACACTTTGTTTTCCGCCTTGGGAAAACGTAGCATAAGGGTTTTTCATATAGGAGTAAAAGGCAGTTATCATGCCTTCTCGACTTTGACTCATACGTTCTACTTTAGCAGAAGCAGCAAATCGTCCTGTACGATAATTAAGAATATCTCTGCGAGTACCATCACCCATATTGGCAGAAATTACATCTTGTAGGTGAGTATTAATTAGTGTTTGTAAGCTAGATAAACTAATAGGGGCTTGGCCCGCTATAGGTGTTGTAGCCTGTTTTGCTACGGTAACTTTACCACTTGTAGTAGTAGTTTTACCAGCTATTTTAATAGGAGTAGCTTTGGCCGTTCTAGCCGCATGGTGCTGTAAAGGGCGACCTTTTTTACTTAGAACTTTTATTAAATGTTCTTCAATATCTTGTGCTATTGTATTAGAACCAGAAATAATCTCTACAGAAACTTTAGATAACTTTAAGGCAATAGTTGCTTTTAATCTATTAAAGATTTGTAGTTCTTTTTCAGCAAAAGCTTTATTTAGCTTCTGTCTATGTAATGTAACTACAACGTATAAACTACCTAGCTTATTTTGAGCTAGGTTA